GTTATATATCCTTCACGCGGGCGGGGGGGGGTGGGCCCCCCCACCCACCCCGCGCTAGGGGATCACAATGCCCATCGACTACGCCAAGGTGCGGAACTGGTCCCGCAAGGGACATACCGAAGACGATCCCGCGCTGGGCATCGCGTGGGAAGCCGCAAAGCGGGAACTGGAGATGCGTACCGGCTGGTGCGTCGATCCCGTCACGCGCACGCAGTACGTCGCTGCCGAACCGAACAACGAAGAGCTGCTGGTACGCCTGGAGCGCCAGCCAGCCACGGGAGTCACCTATGACAACGGCGACAACGTGCTGACGCTGTCGCTGGTCACGATCAACGGGATCCAGTACGCCACGATGCCGGAAGGCACCGAATATCCGGCGATTCTGACCGTTTCAGCCGGTACGAACACACTCAATCCGCTGCTGGAAATGGCCCTGCTGCAGCGCACGATCCAGCTCGAAGCAAGCCGTGGCGACGACACAATGACGCTGCCAGGCGACTACTGGGACCGCATCTGCCGAATGCTCGGCAAGGGCATCGGGTAAGCCGTGCCCGGCCACGTTCCAACCGGGATGCTGCGGATCCCCATGACCGTGCAGAACCCGGTGCGGACCGTGGATGCGTTCGGCCAGGCTGACGAAGCGTGGATCAGCATCGGCACCGTGTGGTGCCACGTGGAAGTGGCCAACACGATGGAAGTGGTCGATGACCTTGGCCCGGCGGTGCGTACCGATTGGCGCATCCTGGCTACCTGGCATCCGTCGATTAACACCCGCAGCCGGTTGACCATGACGGATCGTGGAAGCACCCGCACGTTCAACGTGCGCGCCTGCTGGGACCGTGACCAGCGCCGTCGGCGCTTGGAGATTGAAGCCACGGAGGTGCTGCCGTGATCAAGTTCACCGCCGATTCTTCCGCTGCCCAAGCCGTCCTGAATGGCCTTCCCAGGGCGCTGTCGGAGTCGATCCGCAAGAAGGCCATTCGGGCGGCCCTGCAGCCGTACGTAAAGACGCTGCGGCAGAAGTGGCAATCGTCGCCCTACCGTGGCAAGGCACCGCACCGCAAGGCGATTGCAGCTGCCACGCAGTTGTCTTCCCCCAAGCGCATCGGAAGCGGCGACACGGCCACCATCCGCGCGTCGCTGGGCGTCCAGTACGGGCGCAAGGGCGGTGCAAAGGCGCGCGGACGCCAGCGCGTCTATCACTTGCTCGAGCAGGGATTCAGGCACGTGGCGTCCGGCAGGTCGATTGCTGGCGCGAATCGCAGCCTGGCGTGGTCCCACGCGAACTTGGCGCGCGCCATGCAGGACGTGGCCGATCAAATCATCATCCAGGCGCGCAAGGCGTTGGGGGCCAAGAATGTCGGTAAGTAACATTCACAAGGCCATCTACGACGTGCTAGACGCCACCGGGAATACCGTGTGCAGCGGCCTACGCACCGCCGCGACGCCGACGCCGTGTTACGTCTACGAAGTGTCCACGATGGAAATGGCCGTGCAAATGCTCGGCGCTGGCGCGCTGAACCACTGGACCGTGGGCGTCGAAGTGTCCTGCGTGGCTGACACAGTCGCTGCAGTCTGCACGCTCATTGACGATTTGGTGGACGAATTTGACGCTGGGCCGATTAACTACACCGGCACGCTGAGTTGCAGCATTGCGCTGGCGTCGTTTCAGGTGGCATTCTCTACGGCTACGCCGGACGACGGCCAGCAGGATGCCGAACGCGTCGGCATCATCACGCTTTCCCTTTTGATCCAGGAGGATTGAATCATGGCACTCATTGCAGGTTACGGTGGAACAGTCACTTTCAGCGGAACTTCGGCGGTGGCCTGCCGATCCGTCACGATGAACTTCGAGCGCGATTCGCTGGACGTGACGCAGATCGGCGACTACCGGATGAAGCGCGCAGCCGGCCGCGTGCGCCGCTCGGGCAGCTTGACGCTGTACCGCCAGACCGAAGCCGTCGATGACGCGCTGCGTACCCACGTCAACCCAGGTTCGTTGGCAAATGCCACGGGCGCTAGCCTGAATTTCGCGTACACCGACCAGGGCAGCAAGGCATACGCCAGCATTGCCATCCAGGTCACTAGCGCAGTCATTTCCGACGATGGCACCGGCGCAGGCACGTGGGAAATCACGTGGGAAGAACAGTGAGCGTAGACCCGGCAAAGATCGCACCCGCTGCGCCGCGCGCCGTCGAAATCGACGGGATCGGCACCGTGATGATCAGGCGTCCGCGCCTGGCGGACGTCCTGCACGCCAGCTCAAACCCGTACTGGTGGGCGTCCTGCTGCAGTTGCGTGGACGGATCGCCGTTGTTCGCACCGGGGACGGATATCGGCTCAATCGACGCCGAAATAGCGGGGGCACTCATTGCCCAGGTGAATGCCACCCGCCCTACTCAGCCGTCGAAAGACGGCATTTCCGCATAGCCAGCCCGGAGCAGAGGATGCACATGGAAGCAGGATTGGCAAACCAACTCACCAACGGCGAGCGGATCGAACACCTGCTCGGGGTGATTGCGTGCGCCTTGACGGGCAAGCGCCCGTATCAACTGTTTCCCTGGATGAGGAGCGACGTCAATGGCTGACAAATCAATGAAGGCCGTTATTGTCGCTGAGGTGGACCCGCGTGGCGTCACGAAGGGCGTGGCTGCCACCAACAAGGAACTGCAGAAGCTCAACAAGACTGCGGCCAGTGCGTCCACGTCGGCGGCTATTTCTGCTGGCATCAGCATGGCGGAAATGGGAATGTCTGCGTTGCAGCAGGTGTTCAGCGCCGTCGAAAAGCGGTTTGGCGAACTCAACAACATTGCCAACAAGTATTCGGCGGCGGCAGCCGGTGCCCGGATGATGGCCGACGTGTCCATCATCCAGGACAACGTGCGAATTGCTCAGGCACTTGCTCCTGGCGCCATCCAAACGTCCCAGGCGGAAGCCGATATCAAGGCAGGCGAAGCGGCGCGCATGGAACGCAACGCTGGCGCAGTCAGTGCTGGCATGGGCGCATTTGCTCGAGCAAAGGGCAACATGGGCGCCATCACGGATATGGCGAGTGAAGTTGCCGGAACGGCATTGCTCGGTATTGAACAGCTGCTCAGCGGTGATTTCTCCGGGTACATGAAGACCGCCGAAGCAGGTCGGGGACAGGTCGGAGAATTCTTCAACGCGCAGAACTATGCCTACGCCAACGAAGCGCCAGGGCGGGGCATGGCCGGATCGGAAATGGGCGAGCAAACCCAGCTGCTCCGCGATATCCGCGACAGCCTGAAAGGAAGCCGCTAATGCCTGTTACCGTCATCGAACGCGCCGGAAGCCGCTCCTGGAGCATCGCGCAGAAGGGCGTGGAATCGTCGGTCCAATGCACCTACCTGGTGCGCTGGGTGCCGTCCAGCTCGGAAGCCTATCCCGGCGATGCCACCGTCCTGGGCGATGCCAATCTGCCCAAGCCGTCCACGCGCGCACCGTCTGCGTTGCACAACACCGACCCGTGGATCAAACAGATGATTTGCCGCACGGTCACGCTGACGCCGGAATCGTCAGTGCCGTATGCCTGGACGGTGCAGGCGACTTACACCACCCATTTGGACCCGTACGTCAACTCGGGGCGTTACATCCGGGTTTCCAAGTCTGCCGCAGACCGCACGCTCGGGCAGTACCGCACGTACACAACTATCCCGACCAACGGCACGGTGAGCTGGCCGCCGACCGACATGGGTGGCACCAAACTGGACCTGCACGGCACGCCGAAGCCGCTTTCAATCGCAACCGAAACCATCACGCTTGAATACGTGCATGATCGGAGCAATAGCACCACCACCCCACTGGAACCCGATTGGGCTACGTTTGGTGATAGGCAGGGCACCCGGAATTCGGTGGAGATGTTCAACGGCACCTACAAAATCGGCACGCTGCTCTACAAGGGCGTTCAAGCCACGTTGGAGCAGGAATGTTGGCGGCTGATCCACGTGTGGCAGTTTGACAACCTGTGGCACTTGGAGCAGGTGCCGTGTCCCAACCCAACCGGCCAGCCGGTGCTGGCGGCAACGGGCACTTTTAACGGCAGCACCGGATTCATGCAGACCGTGCTGGTCGGCTGGTATCAGCGATACCCAACGCTGGCAAACTCGCTTTCCATGCTTCCGGAAGACGTGCAAGACGCGCTGCTGAAGTCATACCCGGTGCTGACGCCATGACGTACATGGATCCCATCTTCGCCGGTGGCAAAGGTTTGTTCGGCAAGGCCAATTCGGCCGTTTGCAACAACTGGACGGATGCCGCGCGGTTTGCCAAAGTAAGCGGGGAAGCCGTTCAATGGGCGCAGATGGAAGCATCCAAGCCGCTGAGCGCCACCCGTGCCCTGTGCGAAGTCAGATCGGCTGTGCTGATCACTGGCAAGAATAATCAGTGGAACTACCAGGTGAGGCTATGGACGCCGCCTGCAGCTAGCGGTGGCCTGACCCAGCCGACGGATACATGGTTCAGCACCGACACCTGCAAGAATCTGCGCGAGTACTACAACGATGCCAGCAACGTGGACGGCATGAATCTGACCACGCCAGCAGCCACCATTGGGCCGGTTGGAAGCAAGTGGAACGGCACCATATGGACCACGACCAATTTGGAAGCGCACGTGGACGTGACGATCTTCCGCGACACGGCAGGCGCTGCCTACTACTACTTCGACCGCCCGAACCCCATGAGGTGTACTGAGTAATGGCAAACCTTCAATTGGCTACCTACATCGGAATGCAGGTGATTACGCCGGGATCGGCGTTCACGCTGAGTTTCCATGTCCATGAAGTTGGCGCGAACAATTTCAACTGGTCCGGCTACACGCCAAAGGCCAGGCTAACCGTCGGCAGCGTGTCTATCAGCGTGACCGGGACGGTGGTTTCAGCCGGTGGCGGCACTGCTACCTGCTCCTGGACGGCAACACAGACCGCCACGCTCGGTAGCAACGCGTGGGGCACCATCACGCTGTTCGCTGACCCGACGGCGACCACGGAAAACTTGTTCATTGCGGACATTGACGTACAGACCAACGCTGAGGTGATCCCTTGATACAGAACATGATGCGGAAGGCGATGTTTACGGCAAGCTCCGACTACACCGCCGAAGTGCTACTGGTAGCCGGTGGCGGCGGCGGTGGCGGAACTACCGCGGGTCAATACGGCGGCGGCGGTGGCGGCGCTGGTGGCTACGTGTACTCCGCATCGAAGACCATCACGGCAACTGGAGCAAGCATCGCCATTGTGATCGGCGCCGGTGGTGGCGGTGGCGTTGGTTCAACCGGCGGCAGCAACGGAAGCAACAGCACCATCACGTCGTTGTCTATGTCCGCGACCGGCGGTGGGCGTGGCGGGCGCGGAAACGGATCTACCGTTACCGGAAACAGCGGCGGAAGCGGCGGCGGCGCTGGTGGCTTCCCTGGCAACACCCCAGGCACAGGTACCGCCGGACAGGGTACGGACGGCGGCACAAACGGCACCCAGGGCGTTCCATTTCGCGGCGGCGGCGGCGGCGGTAGTGGCAGCGTCGGCGTCAACGGTGGATCCGGAACCGCCAATGGCGGCGACGGCACCGCCTATCTCAGCGTGGGCTACGCGGGTGGCGGCGGCGGCGGGTGCGGAACAAGTGCCAGCGGAGGCGCCGGTGGATTTTCCGTCGGCGGCAACGGCGGCAATTCGACGTCTGCAACAGGTGGCAATGGCACGGCTAATCGTGGTTCAGGCGGTGGCGGTGCGGGTACGCCAGCGACTGGCAACGGAACCGGTGGAACTGGTTCCGACGGCGTCGTCATCATTCGATACGCGGGCAATGCCATCCCGACGATCTCCTACACCGGAACCATGAGTACCGACACGTCAGGCGGTTACACCGTCCACACGATCACCACTAGCGGGACACTCACCACATGATCTACGCAGCACAAATTGACGAAAACAGCGTCGTCCTTCGCGTCATTGCCGCGACGAGTCTTAGTTGGTGCGTCGAGAATCTTGGCGGCGAATGGCTCCAAACTTGGAAGGACGGTAGCCAGCGTGGCAAGTTCGCCGGACCCGGCGATATCTACGACGCGGATGCCGACGTGTTCATCACGCCTCCGGAGGAACCGGAACCGGCATGAAGCTCGCCGCGTCCATCCTTGCGCTGTCGCTGGCCGGTTGCACGAACCACACGGCAGCGATTGCCCATTCGGCCATTGACGCCCGCCAGGCGTTGGGGTCCGCCATCGTCCACGTCGATGCAGCCCGCCGCGACCTGGACACGCTGCAGGCATCGGTGGACGAAGTTTCGATGCACGTTGCCTATGTCTCGGACGACGAGAACCCGATCTACCAAACGCTGCAGTACGTTTCCGTGGCGGCGATTGTCATCGGCGGCGCAGCCGCCCTATACACGATTCGGAACTGGATACCAATCCCATGAACCTGGCACCATGGCAATACACGATATGGATGGCGTCCCTGCTGCTGGTTACCTTCGCGTCGGGGTGCAGCATCGGGTTAACGGCAGGCCGTAAGCAGAAAGTGAAGGCATCGAATGCTCGCAAGCGTTGAATCCCTCCTTGGCAGTTTGGCATTCGCTGGCGCGATGGCGCTATCCGGCCTGATCGCTGGATACCTGGTGTGCCGTCGGAGCAAGGAAACGAAGTGAGCCGGAAGCGGTGCTGCTGCAGCGGATCTGCACCACCGGCATATCCGTGCCAAGATTGCCCATCCGGCGAAGGGCACGAATGGATCGTGCAGATCAGTGTGGGCGGCATCATTGGCGACAGCGCAGGCGCTGGCGTCGCCAACGACATCGACTACTACGAACCCTGTTTGGCCGGGGAATGCGGACGGAAGGTATTTACCAGGCGTGGCGCATCGAATACTGATTTCTCGTACTGCCCCAATGAGCTGTGTGAATCCATCGTGGACAGTGCTGGCGCATTTGACGCCGGTGACCACACGATCCGCTGGTCTTTCTGCAGCGTCGTAAACCCGACGGACTCACCCGGTAGTCCGTACCTACCCGACATCATGAACGACCAGGAAGGTTCCGTCACCATTGAATGGGTGCGGCCAAATTTGGCGTGGGATTTCACCAACTGCACCTACCTTGGACCGGGCAGCGGCGGCGACGATTGCGCGACGATCATCAAGGTAGTTTTCACGTATTCCGACACGTTCACCTATCCGCAGTGGGATGACCTGGGCGACGGTTGTTTTAGCACCACGCGCACCATCACCATGCCGACGCAAGTATGGACCTGTTACTACGCGCGCCGCGTGGCACCAGGTGAGTATTTCGCAGAGGGCGCCTACTACCTGCTGCGCTGCGACTATCCCGCCCCATATGACACTGTGGGCGGCAGCGCGCCGTTCTACAAGTGCAGCCTTTCCGATGGCGTTGTCTGTTCCTCCCAGCACGGCGTTTCAACCTCACCACCGACCACATGGAAACCCCCCGCGAACATCACACTGGCGCGCCTCTCCTAACCCGCCTCCGCTACCGGTGGAAGGGCGAAGAGCAGATGCGGTGCTTCCACATCGTCGGCGGTGAACCCGTCGCTGTTGATTGTCCGCCGAAGTTCACCGGCCTAGGCGACGTAATCGCCGACGGCACAAAGGCGCTCGGGGTAAAGCCTTGCGGCAAGTGCCGGAAGCGCCAGGCGTGGCTAAACCGGGTTACGCCGGGTTGGATGAAGAAATTTCTGACTTGGGTGAAGTCTCTGTAGCACTATTGCCGATACATTCCCCACAGCCCAGTGGGCAGAAAGGATGAAAGGACATGAGAATCGGATCTACAGGCACGATCCCCGTCCGGATCGATTTCGACCTCTACAAGCGCGTTGCCATCCAGGCAGAGCGCAACCGCCGCACCATGCGTGCGGAAATCGAGCTGCTCATGGTGGAGGCGCTGGAGCAGCGCGCCGAAGCGAAGCAGTTGGAAACGCGGAAGGGGGCCACCCGATGAACTCCATCGTGTTAGCCAGCCCCATGGAACTGCACACGCGCAACGAGCAGGCGATCAGTGCTGTTCGTGAGGTTGTCCAGCGCCACTACATGATGAACATCGGCGGCCGCAAGTACCTGATGGTGGCCGGTGCGCAGGCCATCGCTACGTCCCTGGGCTACACCACCGGCATCGAATCCATCCGGCACGTCCCGGCGACGGATGACCTGCCCGGCTACTGGGAAGCAACTGCTACCGTCATGCTTTCGGGGCAGCACGTCGGCCGTGGCGTGTCGGCGGTGTTCGATGACGAGCGCCCGTGGAACAGCCGTCCCCATTTCGCACGCCAGGGCATGGCGCAGACGCGTGCCACCGGACGCGCCCTCAAGGGGGTCATGGGCTGGGCTTGCGCAATGATCGGGGCAGAAACGTCCCTGGCCGAAGAGATGCCCCACGAAGGCGCTACGGTGCCCCAGGATGGCACGGAGGGCGTCAAGCGCATTCCGGCCCGTCCGGCTGCTCCGAAGGCCGCTAAAGGGAACCCCGGCGCGACACGCGAGATTCGCGGAATTTGTGCGGGAGTCAAGGAACTGACCAGCAAGGCCGGGAAGCCGTACTGGCGCATTGCCCTGGAGGGGGAACCGGGCAAGCCGGACCCCGAGTGGACTTCCTTCAAGCCGGTGCCCGACATGGCTGGCCGCATGGTCAAGGTGGTGCTGGAGTCGAAGGTAAACGCGAAGGGGGAATCTGGCGACATTGCCCAGGACGTAATTGATTTGGAGGTTGACTGATGAAGTACGTCGATCAGATTCACCCAGGCAACCACGCTGGAGAAGCCCGTATGGACCAGCAGCAAGCCGCGATCCGCGAAATGCTGTTGGCCTGCGATCCTGAATTCGTGGACGAACTGGTCCAGCAGATGGGCCGGGTGCGCGATGAATGCAAGGCGTTGACACCTAAGAAAGCCATGAGAGCATGGGTAAAGATGCGTCCACCCCATGCCTGGTCGATGGCATTGCTTGCCATCTACGGATACAACGCCATTGCCGCCGATGAATGGGAACGGAGACAAGCCGATGCGGTGGACGCCTGAATACGTGCTAGACGGCGCGGATCAGGTGTATTGCCGCACCACGGCGACGAATCGCCACGCGGTGCGTCGGGCTTCCTACTTGGCTG